GTAGTTGTTAATATCTACAACTTTGTTGAGGGCTCTAACAACTTTACGAGTTTCTTCATACAATAACTGATGGTTAAATTCTCCGTCTTTAATGAAGTTCTTTAACACCATTGATGATAATGTACAAATCGCAGTTGTATTTTCATCTGTGTACTGATAAATCTCATTACAAAGATTTGACTGTTTTATAACACCGATGTTTTGATGATTTGTCTTTTTGTTTGCGTTATCCTTCGAACAAAGATATGGAACACCAGTTTCAATCTGTGACTCGATTATCTTTGACCATATTTCTTGGGCTTTAACTTTTTTACCAATTCCAAGTGACACCGCTTTATTATAGTTTTCTTCGTATTCGTCACCATAGCATTCTTGGAGGGCTTTAACTCCCGCTTTCTTAATATCATTAGGACAGAACAAATACCAATCACCATTGTTCTTAACGGCTTTCATAAAGTTATCAGGAATCCAAAGTGCTGTAAATAAATCACGAGCTCTTAACTCTTCAGCCCCTGTATTCTTTTTAATATCCAAAAGGTCAAAAATATCTTTGTGCCAAGGTTCCAAATAAATTGCCGCTGAACCTGGTCTGCGCCCTTGTTGATTAAAGAATCGAAGGGATTCATTTACAATTTTCAAGTACTTCAAAAGTCCGCCTGCAAATCCACCTGATGAATTAATTCTGCTTTCTTTACTTCTAATGTTTGACATAGAGAGACCAATACCAGCAGCATCTGATGAATATGTCGAAATATCTTTCATTGTATTCAAAAGACCTTCTCTTGAGTCCGCATCATTAAAGTGAAGGACACAAGAAGCAAGTTGTGGAACTTTTGTACCAGCGTTAATCATAATTGGTGTTGCCGGTGAAATAAGTTGACTCGAGAGTGACTTGTAATATTCAACTGCCTGTTCAAATGACTTAGTAACCCATATCGCAACACGCATATACATATGTTGTGGTCGCTCGATTGTCTTACCACTCGGTAATTTCAAAAGATACATCTCTTGTAACGACCTCCAAGCAAAGTAGTCAAAGTTATAATCATTATCGTGATTGATAACTTCATCAACATTAGATGGTCCATAACTGCTAATCATATTGATAAACTCCTCATTAACAATTCCTTCTTTGTAAAGTTCCATCATAGTGTTTGAGAAACTTGCATTGGTCTCTTTATGATAAGCGGAAATTGCAACTGATGATGCAAGTCTTGAGTAGTCGTGGTGACTACCAGTAAATGCCGCAGCAATCTCATAGATTAACTTATCAAGTTCCTTTGTAGTAATTTCACCTTCAGTTGGGACTGAGGTGATTACCTTAATAAAAATCTCATCAGAATTAATGTTTAAACCTTTGGCGGCTCTTTTAATTCTATTATATATTTTTTGTGGGTTAAAAGACGCATCTTCCCCACTACGTTTTTTAATTTTTAGTGACATCATAGTTTTATAAAATAATCAATTAAAAGTCATCCGTAAAGGACAATGTTTCGTTCAACTTTGCTTTCTGATACTCAACAGTCCTTGACTCAAAGAAATTACCTTTTGTTTCAACTGCGATTTGTTCCATAAATTTAAATGGTTGTTCAACATTAAAATGTTTTTTACATCCAAACTTAACAAGTAGACCATCAACAACAAACTCAAGATATTGTTTCATAAGATTTGAGTTCATTCCGATAAGTGAAACAGGTAATGATTCAGTAATAAATTCTTTTTCAATCTCAAGTGCTGAAAGAAGAATTTCCTTAATTCTCTTCTCACTTGGTTTGTTTTCACAGTGATTGTTCAAAAGGTGAATTGCAAAGTCACAGTGAAGATTTTCGTCTTTAAAGATAAGTGAATTAGCATTACACAAACCTTGCATGATTCCTCTTGATTTCAACCAAAAGATTGAACAGAATGAACCTGAGAAGAAGATACCTTCTACGGCCGCAAATGCCACAAGTCTTTCTTGGAAAGAGGCATTTGTAATCCAATCAAGAGCCCACTTGGCTTTCTTTTGGACCGCAGGAAGTCTGTCAATTGCGTGGAAACATTCATCCTTTTCATTTGGATTTGACACATATGTATCAATCAAAAGTGAATACATTAGACTATGAATATTCTCCATTGCAAGTTGCATTCCGTAAAAGAATTTTGCCTCGGGGTATTGTACTTCTCGGTAGAAGTTTTCAGCCAAGTTTTCGTTAACAATTCCATCTGATGCAGCAAAGAATGATAAAACATTCTTAACAAAGTATTGTTCATTCTCTGAAAGGTTCTCCCAATCACGAATGTCACCCGATAAATCCACCTCTTCAGCCGTCCAAAATGCGGCTTGGTGCATTTTATAAAATTCCCATATGTCGTTGTGTTCAATCGGAAATATAACGAAACGATTTGGATTTTCTACCAATATTTTTTCCATAATAAATGCTCCTATTTTATAATAATTATACTGTTTGTTGTTTCTTTCTGTCTAGAATTTCACGAATTCTATCTCTATTTTTTTGTTCTTTGTTTTCTTCAAAACCTAACATTGTCATTGAACTTTCTGTATCAATTACAAGTAGTTCATTATCGAATTTGCAGTTTTCAAAGATTACCCCGTCTTTACCGATACGTGATTTTGTGATAGCAATTGTTGCAAGTTTGAGTTCCTTCTGTTGTAATGTTTTAGCCACTGATATAATAACGTGGCCTACTTGTGCCTTCTTAATTGAACCTCCCATTTGGTCTGTTGTTACAACTTCAGATGAAATTGAACTTCTGTTACCTTGTGTTGCCGTCCATCCTGCAATGTGTAATTCGTGACACATTGCTTCAAATGCTCTCATTACTGAACCTTCACTTTTCCATTCATCATCCATCATCTTCTCAGGTGTAACACAATCAATGTAGTCCAAAATAATCACATCAATCTTAATTCCATCGGCAATCATCTTTCTAAGTTGATTCTTAATTTGACCCATAGTCAAAGTATCTGATGGAAGTTTTTTAAGAATAAGTCTGTTTTTCATCTTATCTTGAACTTCGGTTACTTTCTTCATAACCTCTTCTTTGTGGTCACCAAGAAGGTCAGGAGCAATTCCAGTCCAAAGGGTGAAGTGTTTTCTTTGAATAATCTTTGGGTTGTCTTCAAAGAATATCTGTAACACATTAAATCCCATATTGAAGGCATGATTTGCAATCTTTGTGGTCAAACTTGTCTTACCGACACCTGTCGGTGCAAGTATTACTCCGATTTCACCCTTAGCAAGACCACCTTTTAATAGGTTGTCAATACCCGGAATCCCCATTGGAATTGGATGACGATAATCTTCTTGAAGTACTTGGTCCAAGTTTTCAAAAACATCACCTGTATCTTTTTCTATAACACCCACTTGAAGAGCCTCTCTTACCATCTCTTCAAGGGTGTCATAGTTTTCAAACTCTCCTCCGTCAATAATCTTTTGAGCCTTTCCCATCACCTTCTGAAGCTCTTGTTGCTTACAGAATTTGAGAGCCTTTTCTTGAACAAAAAGTGACCCTTCTTCAGATACATTTTTAATTTCATTAATTGTATCCAAAGTGATTTTTAACATCAACTCTTGGGTAATCTCTGACTTAATAATTTGATGCAATGTGTCATAGGTTGGGGCACAATCGAACTTTTTGTAATATTCTTTAATCATCTGTATGATGATTTTGTAATACTTGTTTTCAAAGTAATTTGCCTCAAGTACATCCAATATCGAGTGAGAAAAGTTCTTATCAATTATTATCTGATTGATAAGTTGTTGTTGGAAGGTACCTCCTAAATAATCAAAATTCTTGTCAGCCATTCTAGTCTTTTTTTATTAAATATTATTAGACTAGTGAGTATCCCATCAAATCGTAAGTTAAATTTTTAGAAGAAAATACTTCAGTCAAATTAGACAAGACCCCTTTAAGATATGGGCGAATATCCACAGTATATCTAATTTTTGGGGGGTAAGGTTTAGCATCAAAAGTGTAGTGATACATAACATTACCATTGTATTTTAAATACAAATTAAACACCTCAGGCCCATCTGTGAAAGATGTTTCAAGAACCTCAGGGTTTTCCATAATTTCATATTGGTTGTCAGACATATATGAAACACTCTTCATCTTTAGATGTTGTTTCATATTAGTAACAAATCCGTCCAACAATTCCAAAAGCTCCACTGAATTTTTAGCCTTTGGGTTGTAGTCTTTCACGTTAAAATAACGTTGTACAATAAAGTTGTCATTCACAGTCATCAAAAACTCCAACTTTGTTAAATCTGCATTTTGCTCTTTCATAAAGAATTTTACTTTGTTTTTTTACTTTTTTCTTTTCTTGTTAACTTTAAAAATGGTGTGATAAAATAAGTCCATGCGTCGTCCGTTTTTGGTAGAAACTTAAAAATCCCATCATCCACCATAAACTTGATTAGATTTTTATAACTCCTACCATCTGTATCCATGTTTTCAGAAAAGATAAGTTTCACTTGTTCAATCGCCTCTTCATTCAAAAGAGGGTTAGACAAATCTACAATCTTTTCATTAATCTCATAATACTCTTTTTCAAATATACCTGATTTTGTCTTACCAGTCAAAATATTTTTTAAAGTTTGGTTATCTTTTTGTTCTTTCAACAATAGTTCAGCCTTTTCAAGAATCTCTTGGTAGGTAACTTTTCTTTCCAAAACTTCAGGAAAAAATTTAACAAGTGTCTTTTCTCCAAGAGATTGAATCCCCTGTATATTATCTGACTTATCACCCATCATTATCTTCAATGTTAGAACATTTTCGTGTGGAAATTCAAAATCATTAAATTTGATTTTGTCTCCATTTTCATATGTTGTTCTAAGTGAAGGTGAATAAAGTGAAACTTTTTCAGAGATGAGCTGAGTTAAATCTTTGTCAGAAGAGAATATTAATTTCTTTTCATTCTCAGATATTCTGCAATACTCAGCCATAAGGTCATCAGCTTCAATTCCTTGGACTTCAAGTTGTCGGACATACATTTCCTCCAAGTATTGTTTAACTCTGTTTTTTTGGTATAGATATGACAAATAAATCGGTTCTTCAAAAGATAGTTTTCTATTCTGTTTGTAACTTGGATATAGAATTTCTCTTTTTGACCTTGAGTCTTCTCCGTCCCAAAACACAATTACCTTATCAAAATTGTGCTCGTCAATAAATTTTCTAAGAGTATTAATAAAGTGAAAAAGACCCCCAATATGGTTTCCATTGTGGAAATAATCTTTCACGCCATGGAAACCAATTTTAAAGAGGTTATTACCGTCAATAAGGAGAGTCTTTTTCACAGATACAAAGATACTAAATTAATCTTCGTTTTCAATTACTTCTTCAGATTCATCAAGAATAATTTCACCAGTTCCTGAAAGTATTGCGTTCCAGTACTGAGAATATTCTTTTTTGTAATTTTCAAGTGCGTCTTTATCATCAGCAATGTATCCTTGAGGGGTTGCGATGATTTTTCCGTCTTTGTATCCAAGTCCATTTATGTGGTTCTTGAGTACAGAGATTTTAGTACGGATAGCGTAAGATACAGTTCGTCCATTTTTGGTTGCGGTGATATGATTAATACCGGCATTTTTTTGATTACCAAATAGGAATACAAGTGCCGATGCAAGCCATAGAGCTTCACCACCTTTAGCTTTGATAGTTGGTTGTCCAAATGGATTATCTGGAAGTTCCACCCAAGGTTGGTTAACAACTATAAGTGTATTAATGTACGGATAGTCTTCTTTACGTGACTTTGTAATACGAGCCTGTATTCCCATACCAATTTTGTCAGCAAGTACCGAAGCATTGTGTTGTTTACCACCTTTACCATCAAATGTCATTTTACAAGGAACTGAACCAACTGAATCCCAAAGAAAACAAAGTGAATACGGAATATTACCTTTTTCTTGTTCGTCAAGTAATTCATTGATATAATCAGTTACTTGTTCAATGTAATCAAAGTTATCATTGAAGATGAACTGTCCGTCCCACTCTCCATCTGACATTTGAGCTTGTAATCCAAGTTCTACAGCGTGGTCCCAACTCCATTTTTTCTCCGTAATAATGAAAACGGGTAAATGTCCTTTCTTTTGAGCTGAAACCGCAGCTTTAATAAGCGCTGTGGTTTTGGAAGAATTTGAGTGCCCCAAGAACATATTGATGTTGCCCAAAGCAGGACCAGGTAAACCGCAACTGTTGTGGAAAGCATCACCGACTTCATAAAACTCCGTTTCCTTATATTTGGTCTTTGTGGAGTACTTGTCCTTAATTGCATCTAACGAAAATTCTTTTTTCTTTAATGCCATAATTAGTTGTATTTTACAATTTGTTGTAACGCATCGCTTTTATCTTTTGCGTTTGCATATTTTTCAACCATTTTATCCATTTCTTCCAAGTGTTGTGGGTGTTCACCAATTCCAACTGGGTTATTAAAATAGACCAAAAGTGTTGCTTCTGCTTCACTCATTTCGGAAGCATATTTGCTCATAAGAGCATCATAAAGTTTTTTTGAGATTTTTTCTTGAATTGTCATTTTTTAAAGGTATTAAAAACCACCCCATATTTCAGGGGTAGTTTGATTAATATTTTTTTTTAAATTAGAAGGGTAGGTCACCGTCAGGTTCGTCTCCTGATTGTGGGTCAGAAATTGTTCCACCCATTGTCATTTCGCCAGACTCGTCACCGTAAACATATTTACCAAGTTCAGAAGACCAACGTGGAGTTTCACCACGAGCAATCGCCTCTAAGTATTCTACAGGCTTCTTAGAATAAACATCTTTCCAAGTGAGTTCGTCTTTTACCCAAGAATCCATTGTCTCTTTGTCTTCGTGAAGTGGTGCTGGGTCATCATACATAACAGTTTGAATTACTGTATATTCAATACCTTTTGGTGTCTTTGCCTTAGTGAGTTCCAAAATCAGGTCACGTCCTTTTTCAGGGTCAGTGATATCTCCTTTGGCTCTCCAAATCGGAATGATTTTATCAAGAATACCTTCGTTCTTGTAGTTGTGCTTGAAACGCCAGAACTTTACTCCGTCCTCAGGTGCGTCTTTGTCAATTACTTTAACGATGTAGAATTTACGTGCCTTATATTGTTTCGCAAGTTCCTTATCGGAAGCCTTACCTGTCATCATAAGTTCATCGTGAATCTCATTAAGTGGTGAACGCTCGTTGTCGTTTTTACCTGGGTCATAGATTTTATTCCATTTTCCAGCCACTTGTACTTCGTGAAACCATACTTCTTTAAACGGAGATGAACCGTCAGTTGTAGGTAGGACTCGAAGTCTCTTTTGTCCTGTTGATTTTCCTTGTGGTAGAATTGCCGCGAAGTACTTCTTCATTCGGTCTTCTTGTGAAATTTTACTACCACCTGTGTTTGATTTCGCTTTTTCATACTGAGCGAGAACAGCATCTAAAGAATTTGTCGCCATATTATATAATTTAAAAGTTAATAAACAAAAGTAAGTGTGTCAGCCGTAAAAGTCAAATAAGTTTTACTAATTAGTACTTCAAAGGTTTGAACTCATCCTCTTCACCGTAGTCATTGAAGGTTCTCTTAATCTCGTCAACAGAATAATCTTCAACTTCGTCAGTTGTTAAAACGTATTCGTTCTTACCTGATTTTTCAATGTCTCCTTGTTTGTCGGTAAAAAAGTCTGTAAGTTTTTGATTAAATGGTCCAGAGTCCAAACTTCTAAGTTCAAGTTTTTCTTGATTAGTTTTTGGTCTGTATTTTTCAATCTTTGCCTCTAAGTCATTGAGTTTTGTCATAACTTGGTCCATGTCAGATAATTTTTGTTCCAAGTTAGTAAGTTGAGTAAATAAATTGTTAAAATACTCTTCTTGTTTGTTTTCAATATTTTGTTGTGATTTTACTAAATCAGTGATTTCTAATTCTTCTGAGCCGGTTTCACCTCCCTCTTCTTCCCCTTCCTCACCAACTTTTTCAACATCAGGGTCTGCAGCTACGTCAACAGGAGTTGGTTCTGCCTCAGCAGTAGGAGGAGTTGCGGGTGGGGTCGCTTCACCACCTGGTGGTGGAGGTACTGCACCAGGTGTCTCAGTAGGTGGAACTTCTTCAGGTGCCGGTGGGGCTTGTTCAAATATATAATTATTGATTTGATTATATCGGCTTAACTCTTCGAGTATTGTTTTTGAAATTTCCATTTTTTTATCCGTTTAAAAGTTGTTTAATACCTGATTTGGTTTCAACATTAATTTTTTTATTAGACATATAAGTATTGTCAACTCTCTCAATAAGACCATCTTTCATTCTTACAGTATAACAATCTCCAGTGTCCAAATCACAAACTTCTTTAAATCCATTACCGGCATCTTTTTCTGTAATTCTTGTTTTCTTTCCAAGATAATTATCTAAAAGTTCTTTTACGTTCATAGTCTTGTATTTAAATATAAATATCTATTATTTTATAAAATTACTGTGTCGTATAACTTCTTACAAGTTTATATGACTTTCTAACTTTTTCTGTTAATTTATCAAATTCAGTTTTATTAGTCTGAACAAAGTTTTCATATAAATTAT